ACCATCGGCCAAGCCGACGACGGCAAGCTGATGCAGGAGATGGCCGGCAACTTCATGAAGGCCGAGGTCCGCTCGAAGATCGAGTCGCCGCAGAACTACGGCTTCACCAGCGTCGTGATGCCGGCCGACAAAGACGCAAACGGGAAGGTCACCGGAAGCGCGGAGGGCTTCATCACGTTCCCGGGCGGCAATCGCTCGTTTGCCGTCTGCGGCGTCATGGACGATCGCCGGCATCGCCTGAAGGGCCTGCAGCCCGGCGATTCGGCGATGTACCGCACGAAAACGGACAAGCAGCAATTCCATCTGACGCAGGACGGAGGCTTCTGGAGCGCGCCGCAGGACAAAACGGCGCGCATGCAACTCGTCGCCAATCAACAACAAGGAGGGCAGCAGCAAGGCCAGCAAGGGCAAGGGCAGCAGGGCGGCAGCAAGCCCACCGGGCAAAAGCCGGTCTATCAGGGCGGCCAGAGCTCGGACTTCTTTTTCCATCTCACACAGAACGGCGCGACGGCTTCCGGCAAGAATGTCTACCTTCGGACCGGCACGAGCTTCGGTGACGACTCGGACTCGTCGAGCGGCTCGGGCGGTGGCGGCGGCTCTCCGAGCGCGCGCACCGACGACCAACCAACCAATGTGCTCGTCCATGCCACCGACGACTTGAACGTCTATCTCGGTGAGCAGAAGCCGAAGGGCACATTCCTGCGCGTGATGCTTGAGGGCGGCGTCCTCGCTAAAAACGTTTGGGGACTCGTCGGCGGCGGTGGTGGTGGTGGCGGCGGTGGCGGCGCTGTTAGCTCGGCCTCGCCGCCTCTGAATATCGGCGCGAGCGGCAATCTCACGCTGCAGCAACTCGCGCCGATCGTAACGAACCTGGCCGGGCAGCTCACGCTCTCGACGCAAGCGCCGATAATGGTCGGGGCCACCGGAGCGACGACCGGGCAGCTCGGGCTCAACATCGCGGCGCCCCTTTTTATCAACGGCAGCGGCGAGCTGACGTCCGCGCCAGGAGCAAGCGGCGCCACGGGGCCCGTCGGCGCGACCGGGCCCGTCGGAGCGACCGGCGTCACGGGTTTCCAGGGACCGACCGGCGCCAGCGGCGCAACCGGTCCCGTCGGCGCCACCGGTTTGACCGGGCCCGCTGGCGCGAGCGGGCTGACCGGAGCGACCGGCTCATCGGGGCCGCGCGGCAATTCGGTTCTGTACGGCACTGCCGCACCGACCGGCGCCACCGGCATCGACGGCGATTTCTTTATCAACACGACGACGGATTTCATCTACGGCCCGAAAGCGGCGGGCGCTTGGCCTGCGGGCACTTCGCTGGTCGGAGCGACGGGCGCGCAGGGCGCGACGGGCCCCGTGGGTGCATCAGGCGTCGCTGGCTCGCCAGGAGGCGCGACCGGAGCGACGGGACCGGCCGGGGCGCCCGGCGCGCCCGGCGCGACGGGGCCTTCGGCCACGGGCAATCCCGCGCTGATTGGTTTCAAGGTCTTCACCGCGTCCGGCACCTACACGCCGACCGCCGGCATGGCCTCTTGTCTCGTCGAGTGCGTCGGCGGTGGTGGCGCTGGCGGTGGCGCTGTTGGTGCCGCTGGCTTCGTTCTAGGCGGCGGGGGTGGTGGTGCGGGCGGCTACTCAAGAAGCATGCTGACCGCTGCGACGGTCGGAGCCTCGCAGGCGATCACGATCGGGGCTGGCGGCACTGGAGTTGCTGGCGGCACTGGCGGCAGCGGCGGCGCCACGACCTTCGGGGCGCTTGTCGGGAGTAACGGCGGCGGCGGCGGAGCCGTCTCGACCTCATCTGGCGGCATGGGCCAGCCCGGCGCAGGCGGCGCGGCCGGGACTGGGCAAATCGCAACTTCAGGTGCTCCCGGCGGCGGCGGTTACTATCTCCCGACAGCTTCCGGCAACATTCAGGTTGCGGCAGGCTTTGGCGGCTCCAGTCACATCAGCGGCGGCGCCCCCGGTTACTTCACGAACGGGGGCGGCGGCAGCATGAGCGGCTACGGCGGTGGCGGCTCGGGCGCGATGGCGACGACAGCCGCGAATCAAGCGGGCGGCAACGGCGCTCCTGGCGTCGTGATGATCTGGGAGTTCTCTTCCGGCAGCGGTCCTCCTGGCGCGACAGGCGCGACCGGACCCGTCGGCGCGACGGGCCTGACCGGACCCGTCGGCGCGACAGGCTTGACCGGACCCGCTGGCGCCACCGGGCTGACGGGCGCATCCGGCGTCCCGGGTTCGCCGGGAGGCGCGACCGGAGCAACCGGCCCGGCCGGACCTGTCGCGTGGTCGACCGGCGATGTGAAGCTGACCTACAAGACCACGCCCGACACCGGATGGGTCATGATGAATGATCTATCCATCGGCGACGCGTCATCGGGCGCGACGAACCGCGCCAATGCCGACACGGTCAACCTGTTCACGCTGTTCTACGGCAATTGCGCCGACGCCGATGTCCCGATCCAAACATCAGCCGGCGCGGCGACCACGCGCGCGGCGCAAGGCACGGCAGCGACGGCCTTCGCCGCTCACTGCCGCCTCGTGCTGCCGGCCGCGCTCGGTCGTGATCTCGCATTGGGGGGCGCCGGATCGGGCCTGACCTCGCGCGCTCTCGGATCGAAGGCGGGCGCGGAGACGCACACCCAAGCCGAGAGCGAGCTAGCGCAACATAATCATCCCGGCAGCAGCGGCGGCGCGAGCTATCGCTACTACTCGCCGGACATCAACCAGAGCGTCCAAGCACCGACCGGGTCGGCTGTCGTCGGCGCTCCTAGCCAGATCAGCGTCTCCGTAGCCTATGACGGCTCCAGCGTCGCCTTCTCGGTCCTCAATCCGCGCACGCATCTCAACGCGATGGTCTGTCTCTGATGCCCGACGTTCGCCTCGTCCAGAGCGGCGTATTCCCCTACCAGACCTCGGTATCGGTTGATTGGTCGTTGCTCGGCGACGGCACGCTCGACGAGACGCAGGCGCTCGCGACCGCCGTCATCGTCGCATTGGGGACCGATCGCCTCGCGACCGCGACCGACATCCTGCCCGATCCCGACTCGACCGACCGGCGTGGATGGTGGGGCGATCTCGACGCTGATGTGATTTGGAACGGCTGGCCGATCGGCTCGCGCCTGTGGCTGCTCGCGCGCGAGAAGATCACCGGCTCATCCGCGCAGCAGGGCTCAACGATGCAGCGGATCAAGTTTATGATCCAAGAGGCGCTGCAGCCCTTCATCGATCTGCGCATCGCCTCCAGCATGTCGGTCGACATCGAGCGCCTCGACACGCAGCGCATCACGGCGCTGATCCGTCTCTATCGCGGCCCGAAGACCGCGGTCGAGCTTCAGTATCAAATCCTTTGGCAGGACATCCGCGAGTAGAGCATGCCGTGGACGACGCCGACCTTGCGCGACGTGCGCAGCAGCGTGCGCGACGCCATCACGGGGCGCCTGCCGGGCGCCGACGCCAGCGTGCCCAACAGCGTGCTCCGCGTGCTGTCCGATGCGATGGGCGCGCTCTGTCACCTGGCGCTGCAATACGTCGATTGGCTGGCGCTGCAGCTCCTGCCCGACACGGCCGAGACCGAATGGCTCGATCGCCACGGGCATATTTGGCTGACAAATGCGGACGGCTCGACCGGCCGAAAGCTCGCGACCCAGGCGGTCGGCTCGGCGAACTTCGTCAGCTCCGGTCTGCCCGTCACCGTTCCGAGCGGGACGCTCCTCGTCTACGGGGGGACGGGCGGCCTCTATGAGACGACCGAAGACGTCATCGCCAATGTGGACGGCGCGGCCGCGACGATCGTCGCGCTCGACCCGGGCATAGCCGGCAATCTCGAAGGCGGCACCACGCTCAACTTGCAAACGCCTGTGGCCGACATCGCCTCGGTCACGGTGATCTCGCTCGACGGGGGCACCGATCAGGAGACGGACGACGAACTGCGCGCGCGCATCCTTGAGCGAATTCAGCAACCGCCGATGGGCGGCGACTCGGAGGACTACGTCAATTGGGCGCTGCGCGTTCCGGGCGTCACTCGCGCATGGTCCTATCCGCTCGAAATGGGCATCGGCACTGTGACCGTCCGTTTCATGATGGACGATCTACGCGCCGACAACGGCGGCTTCCCGTTGCCCGAAGATGTCGACGCGGTCGCAACCTATCTCGACACCGTGCGGCCGGTCGCGGTCAAAGACTTCTTTGTCGTCGCGCCGGTCCCGTTCCCGGTCAATGTTCCGATCCGAAATCTCAACAGCGACGACTCGACGACGCGCGCCGCCATCGAGGCGAGCCTTGAAGCGGCTTTCTTCGAGAAGCAGAGCCCCGGTCAAACTTGGTACCAGTCGTGGTCGGATGAAGCCATCGCGGCCGCATCCGGTGTCGTGTCCTACGACCTGAGCGTCGGCAATACGGTCATGCCGGATGTCGGCCACATGCCGGTCCTCGGAACAATCACCTACGGATGACCGACACCGGGCCTGAAACTTTTTCCGGCGACCGGCACGTCCGCCGCAGTGGCGACGATTACGCCTGGGCGCTGCTCTCTCTCCTGCCGCAAGGGCAGGCGTGGCCGCGCGATCCCGGAACGACCCTCGTCAAGACGATCACCGGCCTCGCTGAGGAGTGGGGATTCTTTGACGGCCGCGCAGCGGACTTATTGGAACGCGAGAGCGATCCGCGCGCCACGCTCGAATTGCTGCCGGACTGGGAGCGCAATTGGGGGCTGCCCGATCCGTGCTTCGCCGGCTTGCCGCAGACTATCGGCGACCGGCAGAAGCTCCTCGTTCTGAAGATGACGCTGCTCGGCGCGCAGTCGCGCGAGTTCTTCATCGAGGCAGCGGCTCGGCTCGGCTACACGATCACGATTTCCGAATTCGCGCCGTTCATGGCCGGCGTCTCGCAGGCTGGCGACACGCGCAAGCCGCCGCTCGATCCTAATCCCCTCGTCGGCGAGTACCGCTGGTACATCGGGCCGAAGGAGATGCGGTTCTATTGGACCGTGCACGTCGGCCTCGGGAAGCTCACGTGGTTCCGCGCCTCCAAGGGCCAAGCAGGCGTCGATCCGCACTTGCGTATCGGAAAGGCGCTCGACCTCGAATGTCTGATCAGGCGCTGGAAGCCTGCGCACACCGAAGTGGTCTTCGATTATTCCGGCCTGGGTTGGGGCGACGACCCTATGGCCGGCACTCCCTGAAAAAACCGAAAGGCTTGACCGATGAGGTACCAAGCGCCTTACGGCGTCAGCGATCCCAATGCGTCCTACGTGAACGGGAATCCGGCGACCGGCGTCGAAGGTTCGATCCCGCCCGCGGCGGCCTTCGAGGAGCCGCAGCGCGAGATTGTTGCGATGATCTCGCTCGCGGGATTGTCTCCGAGCGACGGCGATCTACAACAACTCGCGAAGGCCTCGCAGAGCGGCGGCCTCAACTACGGCGTCGATACCGGAACGCAGAATGCGATGAAGGTCGCGCTCTCGCCGACGCTCGCGGGTGGCACCTACTTCCCCGGCCTGTACGCGCGCGTCAAAGTGTTGCACGCGAACATCAACGACACGACGCATACGACCTTGACGCTCGACGCCGGGTGCGGCCCGGCGCCGGTCGTGCGGCCCGATGGCTCGTTCCCCTTGAGCGGAGACATCCCGGCTGGCTCCATCACGGAATTCGCTTTCGACGGCACGCGCTGGCAGATCGTGAACTTCCTCGGCCAGGGCGGCGCGGGCGGCGGCACCAACAACACGTTCCTCGTCAAGCTCCCCTATTGCGTCGACACGAGTTCAAGCCCGAACACCATCCTCGCGAACTTCTCGCCCGCGATCACTGCGCTCAATGCCGGCGACGCCGTCTTGGTCAAGGTCGCGAACACCAACACAGCGGCCACGCAGATCAGCGTCAACGCGCTCTCGCCGAAAGCGGTTGTGCGAAATGACGGCCAGCTGACGCCGCTCCAGCTATCCGACATCACGGGCGGCTCGATCCTCATGCTGGTCTTCGACGGCGTGCAATTTCTCGTCGTCTCGGGCGGGTCGAGCTTCCCGACGCCGCACGCCATCGTTCCTATCTATTCGACTCAAAACTGGACGGTTCCAAACGGCATCTATCGCGTGCGCGCAAGGGTGTGGGGCGGCGGGGGCGGCGGCAATGGCACGGTACCCGGGCGCCAAGCCAGCGCGGGCGGCGGCGGTGGCGGCTATTCGGAGCGCATCTGCCAAGTCAGCCCCGGGCTCGTGATCGCTGTCACGGTCGGCGCTGGCGGCGCTGGCGGGGCGTGGGGTTCGAACACAGCGCCGGGCGCTGGCGGGTCGGCATTTGGCGGCTTTTGCAGCGCGACCGGAGGCGGCGGCGGCAAAGACGACACATACACGCCCGGCGGCCCCATCGGTGGCACGCCCGGAGTGGGCTCGGGCGGCGACCTCAACTTCTACGGTGAATGGGGGCACGCGCCAGTCAATGCGACCGTGCCAAATCAAGCCGGCGGCTCGGGTGGCTCCGGGGGCTTCGGCGGCGGCTATGGCGGCGGCGGCAACACCGGCCTCGCGACGGGCTCGGAGACGGCGGAAGTCCCCGGCGGCGGCGGCGAAGGTGCGGGCACGTATGCGCCGAGCATCGGCGCCTACGGAGCGCCCGGTTTGGTTCTCATTGAATACTAGGAGAGCAATCAGATGGCGCTCCCGCAAGTCGATCAGATGGCACGCATAGGGCAAGGCGGGGCTTGGTACTATACCATTCGCGTCTGCGCTCCGGGCGGCAATTATTTGGACACGTGGGCGAACTTCGCTCTCGACTTCGGGTCGGCGTTGCCCGCGCTGCCGTCGAGCCCGGCGAATGTGCGCGGGCGCATCTATGTTCAAGGCGTGCGCAACGATATCGTCGACGGCACATTGAAGCAGATCGATGCCGACACGATGCCGTGGGACCTGGGCGATCAGATCATCGCCGCCGTGCCCTCGATGCTGACGGCGCAAATGGCACGACGCTTCCCGCCCGACGGGCTTCTGCAGAAGCAGGCCGCGAAGAAAAACGAGATATGCGCGCTGGCAAAGCACGCCATCGCCAGCAATCCCGCGTCTGCAGCCGACGTGCAGGAAAAGCTCTTGCGCTGCTATCAACAAATCGACGCGGCGACAGACGCCAAATCCGTCGACGCGGTCGTCTGGCCGCCGAAGGTGTGAACGATGGCCGGGCCCGCCTATTACAGCGGCGTGATGAACATCGCGCAAAATGAGGATTGGGTCGTGCCCTTCGTATACGGGGCGTCCCCCGACGGCGGCGTCACCACAACGCCGATCGACCTGACCGGCTCGACGCTCATGCTCGAAATCCGCGAGCAGGAATCCGATCACGAAGCCGTCGTCTCGGTATCGTCCCCCTCCGACGGCATCGCCATCACCGATGCGCCGAACGGCGCGTTCCAGATCACCATGACGCGCGACAAGCTCGCGCGCCTCTGGCCCGGCGATTTCGTCAGTGATCTCGTGCGGCTCATGCCGTCAGGCCTCATCGAGCGGATGTGGGAAGGCACCGTCACCGTGGTCGAAGGCACGACGCGATGAGCAATGGCGGCAGCGGCGTCCCGCGCTTCGCGCTCGGCGGCCTCGGCGCGCCGCGCATTACGCTGATCTCCAATCAGATCGCGCCCATCGTCCTCGAAATCCCACCGATCGGTCCCTCCGGTCCGCTCGGGCCGATGGGTGCGACGGGCGCGACGGGGCCGCAAGGGATGGCGGGCGTCGGCATCATCGGGCCGGTCGGTCCGATGGGCGCCACGGGCCCGCAAGGGGCATCAGGGACGCCCGGCGGCGCGACCGGCGCCACCGGCGTCTCGGGATCACCTGGCGGCGCCACCGGGGCGACCGGCCCTTCGCTCGCCGGCCCTCAAGGCGCCACCGGCCCCGTGGGCCCGGCGGGGCCGTCGCAGATCCCGGCGACCTCGGTGATGCTGTTCATACAGGCAGCGGCGCCGACCGGCTGGACGCGGATCACGGGCTACACCGACGACTCGCTCCTGCGCATCGTCGGCTCGGCCGCGCCGGGCCTCGGCGGAACGTATGGTTTCGTCGCGACGTTCAATTCGCAAACCGCAGTCGGCAACACGACGATCACCACCGCGACGATGGCCCCGCACTATCACGCGCAGGAATCGGACACGCTCCTCGGCTTCCACGCCAAAGCCAGCGGCGCCTACTACGAGAGCAGCAAGTACGGCGGCAACACCGGCGGCGCCGGCTCGGGCTATTCGCACACGCACGGCCTCGTCACTTCGATCAAATACTGCGACGCCCTGATCGCGAGCAAGAATTGATGGCACAGATTCCTCACGCCGATAAAAACGGCCTGATCTGTCCGCTGCGGCAACAGCCGATGTTCAAGGTCTGCCACACGTGCCCGTGGTGGATCGCCATTCGCGGCGTCGAAAGAAATACGGGCGCCGAGGTCGATCAATGGCGCTGCTCGGTCGCGGTGCTACCGCATTTGTTGATTGAGAATGCGCATCAGACGCGAGGCGCGGCTGCCGCGACCGAGATGCTGCGCAACCTCGTCGCTGAAGGCATGGGCAATCCCTCCGGGCGACTCGACGAGCAGCGCGGCTTTGATGAATTCGTTCCGCCCGTAGCGAGGATCAAGTGAACGCACCCGAGCATTGGGAAGGTCAATGGAAGGAACTCGGCGCCTTCGCCGGCAACGTCTGGATTCGCCTGCATCGCCTGCCCCGGGCCGGGCAGGCCAATCAGGGCCATCGGCACAACTTCGACCACGTCACCATCGTCGCCACTGGCGGCGTGCGCTGCGAGATCGAGGGCCGCGCGCCGCGCGACTTCATGGCGCCGATGATCCTCGAAATCGCCAAGGGCCTTGAGCACCGCTTCACGGCCTTGCGTGACGACACGACCTACTACTGCGTCTTCGCGGTGCGCGATCAGGAGGGCAACGTCGCCGACGTCTTCGACGGCAAGGCCTCGCCCTACACGCAAGAGTGCCCGAGCGCCGATGCCGCGTGCGCCGGCTGCCCGGCACAGGCGGCGCCATGATCGTCACTCTCAACCGGATCGACAACGTCGTCGTCGTCGACGGCCGCGCGCTGCCCGTCGACCTCTCGCGCCTGGACAAGGGCATCGCGGTCGTGCAGTGGCACGACGGCCGTCGCGAAGGCTGGATCGAGCACGTTCAAGATCAGTTCGCGAAGCCCGGCGAGTTCAAATCGAACAGGCCGATCGCGAGCTTCGCGGAGTTCGCGTTTGCGCTCGACGCCTATAGGGCCAAGGCCAAACAGATCGACCATCCGCCGCCGCCGTCGCTCTCCGAGCTGAAAGAGCGCAAGCGCACGCTGTGGGATCGGGCGCGCCGGTTGGAGATCTTCGATGGCTACGAATCCTCGGCGCTTGGTAAGCCCCACTTCTATGGCGGTTCCCCGCTCGACCAGCTCGACATGACGGCCGCGATCGTCCTGCAAGGCGACGCCTGGGACGTGACTATTTGGTGCCGCGATGTGGCAGGCAAATGGGCGATGCGCCGGCACACGCGGGAGCAGCTCCTCGCGGCCTATCAGGACGGCCGCACCATCATCGCGGCGATCCACGACAAATATGCCGCGCTGCTCGACCAGATCGAGAAAGCTGCGACGCCCGAAGCCCTCGCGGCCATCGCCCTGCCATGACCACCGAGTCCCCCGAGACCACCGTCGTCCTCGAAATCCCGCCGGTCGGCCCTTCAGGCCCGCTCGGAGCGACCGGCGCGACGGGTGCGAGCGGGCCCCAGGGGCTCGCTGGCGTTGGCATCATCGGCCCGATGGGCGCCACCGGCGCCACCGGCGCGCAAGGCGCGACGGGTTCGCCCGGCGGCGCGACCGGCGCCACGGGCATCTCGGGCTCGCCCGGCGGCGCCACCGGCGCCACGGGCTCTTCGGGCTTTGCAGGCCCGCAAGGCGCGACGGGCCCGCAGGGGCCCGCGGGGCCGATCGCCTTCACCACGGGCGACATCAAACCGACTTTCAAGATCGTCGCCGATGCCGGCTTCGTCCTGATGAACGACGGCTCGATCGGCGACGCATCGTCGGGCGCGACCACGCGCGCGAACGCTGATTGCGTGAACTTGTTCGCGCTGTTCTTCAACAACATGGCCGACGCCGACGTGCCGTTGCAGACCTCGACCGGCGCCGCCACGACGCGGGCCGCGCAGGGATCAGCCGCAGCCGCATGGGCGGCGCACTGTCGAATTGCCTTGCCCAAGGCGCTCGGTCGCGAGCTTGCGGTCGCGGGTGCCGGCGCTGGTCTGACCTCTCGCGCGCTCGGCTCAAATACTGGCGCAGAGACGCACA